GGAAATCACGATCTATATTATAGGGACAAGCGTGATATTCAAAGTGTTGAATGGGCACGCCACCTCCCCAATGTTGAAATTTGTAACGATTGGTTTTCCAGTGGTGATGTGGTTATTGCTCCTTGGCTGGTTGGTGACGATCATAAGCGTATCTCTCGGCTGAAGGGCAAGTACATGTTCGGGCATGTTGAACTGCCCGGCTACTTGATGAACGCCATGGTAGAGATGCCGGATCACGGCGAAGTACGCAGAGAAGACTTCAACAACTTTGAACATGTGTTTACCGGGCACTTCCACAAACGCCAGACCAAGAAAAATATCACTTATATCGGCAATGCATTTCCACACAACTATGCTGATGCCGGTGACGATGCTCGCGGGCTTACTGTGTTAGAGTGGGGCCGAGATCCTGTGTATCATGCCTGGCCCGACCAACCCAGATATCGTGTGTTGGGACTGGCCAACATCATCGACAATGCTGCCTCATTGCTTGCTCCCAGGATGCATGTTCGTGTAAACTTGGACATTGAGATTTCATACGAAGAAGCCAACTTCATCAAGGAAACATACATCCGAGACTACAGTCTCAGAGAGATGGCCCTGATACCCAACAAGAACTCGTCAGTGGACACCGACATGGCACCTGGTGAGATTAAGTTTGAATCGGTAGATCAGATCGTGACAGATCAGATCACCAACATTGAATCTGAATTCTATGACAACCGACTGCTGCTAAAAATCTATCAGAATCTATGAGTTGGAGATCTGTTCAGTTAGGAGAGACTACTTGTGATCAAGACAATATAATTTTAAAATTGTTCGATGGCCAGCCGGTAAAGTATGTAGGGCACGATTTGGCGTTCTCAAACGTCTTGAATCAAGACGACCATGCTGAAAATTTAGTATTGATAATAAACCAATCAATGTGGTGTTCTGAATTGATCTCAACATGTAAAACTCAACTAACAGATACAATAAAAACTTTTTACATTGGGATCAATCGGTACTGTATCAAAGGCAACGACACTGTGATTGATGTAAACCTATCAAAAGACAAAGGTAAAGATTTAATCAACTTCGTTGATATTCAGATTCGATTATCTGGATATTCAATCAAGCAGTCAGGATATTTTGATCAAGACCTGGGTAGATATTTTAACTTTGTCCAACCTCTCACGTGGCTTTATGGAAACAAAACAACAAACCAAAGTAACCAAACAGAATAAAAGTGATTTTTTTCTTGCCATGTACCACCACCAAAATTCAACCAAGAATCAATTGGTCAATTTAGATTCTCTAAAAGAAACCCAAGTTATTCTTGTTGATTGCTGCGGGTGGCATTATAAAAAATTGTTTACGCAGAAATCCATCGTTGGGTTAGAAACAATCAAAACAGTCAAACAGTTTGAGTTAGATAAAACATACTTTGACCGTTTGATTGACAACCAACAAGATCAGTTTATTGGTTGGCCATCTGTGTGTGTCGATGACTGCGCTGTGGTATTTGATCGATCTCCTTTGTTAAAGTATCGGACGTTGGATCAGTTGTCTGAAATTATTACGGATGTCACTGACAAATACATGCCCAACACCGTAATACTAGAGCAGTCACTGACATTCATAGATGACGACAGATTAGTTGATCGATTTTACAATTTTGCAAAATTTAAGATCCATGGATACATTGTAAAAAAAATTACCTACGATACTGATCTGATGCATGTCTCTATTAGGTTTCAAAAGAAATTTAATTAATCATGACTGTCATGATTGCAATCGATTTTGTGCCAGGAACTCACGGACATTTCCTTGAAAAAACACTCAACAAATTTTTCAATGTTACTCCTGACATGCCCGATACATTTACACCAACAGGAACAAGCCATAATAAAACACTCGATTATAACAACAACAGATTGTTTCATGCTGAACATTGGTCCGAACTTTATGCAGATAAACTAACAAGTATCAAAAAAATAATATCTATTAGATTTGATCCAATGGATTTGTTGCTAGTATCATCAGTGAGTCTATTACGTGCAGGTGACGTAAACATCGACAATGACAATCTTGAAACTGATACTGTTAGTAAATTAAACAGTTTCTATCAATCAACTTTAGAACAAATTTATACCGCATATCCATTTTTAGATCGAACACAGTCATCTATTCCTCGATATGTACTTAGAGAGTTTTTTAAATTTGGTTTTAAAAATACCAGCATGAATGGGTACTGGCTCAAACAACAGTTGATGGTATACCCTGCCCAGTGTGAAGTTTTTCATTTTAATTTTTCCTCTTTCTACAATATTGACAATCTTGTGCTGAGCATCAAATCTATAGAAAAATTTGTAGAGAGAGAATTTGATTTCTCTTCAGAATTTTACCAATATCACAAAAACTTTTTAAATTTCATACCTTATCAATCTCACAAAAAACAATGCGATCTCATAGTTGAATCGGTTAGATCCGGTATCGAAATGCATATTCCAAAACTAACTATGTTTCAGGAAAGTTATATCAATGGGTGTTTAGAAAACATCTACCACAAGGAAATGCCTTTTCATCAAGATCAGTACTTTACTTCTACTAAAGATATGCTATACTATATAACTAATCGTGCTCCGAATTTATGATTCAAATTAAAAAGTTAACTGTTAAAAATTTCATGAGTGTGGGCAATACCACGCAGGCCATCGACTTTGATCGTTCAGACCTTACACTGGTACTGGGCGAAAACCTAGACATGGGCGGTGACGGTTCTCGCAACGGCACAGGTAAGACTACTATCATCAATGCGCTAAGTTATGCCCTGTATGGCCAAGCACTATCGAACATACGCAAAGACAATCTTGTGAACAAGACCAATGCTAAACACATGCTTGTGAGCCTGGATTTTGGTGTTGGCGGGCAGAACTATAGAATCGAACGTGGTCGTAAACCTAATGTGCTCAAGTTCTATGTGAACGACGAACATCAAGCAGCACAGGACGAGGCACAAGGCGATTCAAGAGAAACACAAGAAGCCATCGAACGTGTGTTGGGTATGAGCCACGACATGTTCCAACACATTGTTGCCTTGAACACTTACACACCACCGTTCTTGAGTCTCAAAGCCAACGAACAACGAACCATTATCGAACAGTTATTAGGTATCACGTTGTTGAGCGAGCGAGCCGATCGTATCAAGGAACTCAACAGAGAAACCAAGGATTCCATCCAAGCAGAGGAACTGCGTATCCGTGCTGTGCAAGAAGCCAACAAGCGCATCGAAGAACAGATCGCCAGCTTAGAAAAACGCAGAACCTTGTGGCTACGCAAACAAACAGAAGATACAGAAGCACTAGCACAAGGTATTGCTGATCTTGAACACATCGACATTGGCGCAGAGGTCCAGGCACACAGAGATCTCGACACATACAATGCAGGCAAGAAAGCCATAGACGAAGCCAATCGTTGGATCCGACAGGTCGATGCCGACGATACAAAGCTGCTAAAACAAAAAGCCCAGATTGAAAAGGATCTCAATCAGATCGCCAGCCACAAATGTTTTGCTTGCGGCACAGACATACACGACAACAGCCTTGACTCTGTGAAAGCACAGCGTGAGAAGACCTTGCAAGAACTTGCATTGCAACTGTTGACCAACGATACACAACGATTAGAACATCAAAGTCGATTGCTAGAACTGGGTGCATTGGGCACAGCACCCAAAGTGTTCTACGACAGTCTGGAACAGGCATTGAATCACAAGAATACTGTGGATACCTTGAACAAGGATCTTGTGTCCAGGTCTTCCGAATCAGATCCCTACAGCGAACAGATCACGGAAATGCAGAATCAAGCATTGCAGGCAGTTTCTTATGACACTCTAAACGAATTCACTAGAGTACAAGAACATCAGGAGTTTTTGCTCAAACTGCTTACCAGCAAAGATTCATTTGTGCGTAAGAAGATCATCGACCAGAACTTGAGTTATCTCAACAGCAGACTCACACACTATCTTGATCGTATTGGATTGCCGCATACTGTGAAGTTCCAGAACGATCTCACAGTGAGCATCGAAGAACTAGGCCGTGAACTGGACTTTGACAACTTATCACGTGGTGAACGCAATCGATTGATCTTGAGTATGAGTTGGGCGTTCCGCGATGTGTGGGAAAGTCTGTATCAACCCATCAATATCTTGTTCATCGACGAGATGATTGATTCTGGATTGGACACACAAGGTGTAGAGAATGCGTTGGCTTTGCTGAAGAAGATGAGCCGAGAACGACATAAAAGCATTTGGTTGGTCAGTCACAGAGACGAGTTAACCAGCAGAGTAGAGAACATTCTCAAGGTAGTGAAAGAGAATGGCTTCACTTCATATTCAACGGATATAGAACTTGCGTAGAATCAAAGTCTTACATTTAGAGTCCACAGATGTGTGTCAGGCCGCATGTCCGTTGTGTGCTAGAGAAACTGATCCTTCGTTTAATAAGAAACAGCAACACCATCTCACGATCGCACACATACAGAAACATTTCAGCGATCGTGTGATATCAAATCTCGACAAAGTATTCATGTGCGGGGTATATGGTGATCCGGCTGCCGCAAAACACACATTGGATATCTATCGCTGGTTCCGACAACTCAATCCCAACATCACACTAGGTATGAACACCAATGGTGCTATACAGAACACATTTTGGTGGCACGAGTTAGGTCACATGTTTAACCAGCAACTGGATTATGTTGTATTCAGTATTGATGGGTTGGAAGATACCAATGCCACTTACCGACGTGGTGTTGATTGGTCAAAACTCATGGCCAATGCAGATGCTTATATCTCTGCTGGTGGATCTGCACATTGGGATATGTTGGTATATCGGCACAATCAACATCAAGTAGACGAATGCGAACAACTAGCAAGAGACATGGGGTTCAAGTGGTTTCGGGCCAAGATCTCTAGTCGAGAATTATTGAATTCAAATCTACAAACACCATTGGGATGGCACATACCTGTGTACGAACAAGGACCAATACGATGTCATGTACTTGAAGAAAAAAGTGCTTATATAGATGCACAAGGGCAGATAAGTCCTTGCTGTTGGCTAGGCAGAGATCGATCAAATGCCATCACGGATATCAAACAAGTGCAGCCAACCTGGAAGTCAGACAGTCCCAATCTTATCTGTCAGACCACTTGCAGCACTAAAGATTCAAAAAATAAATTCAATAGTCAATGGCAAAGAGAGGTGCAACTATGTTAGCTGCCTGGCATTTTCATATTGAAGTATCTAGCAAATGTACCTTGGCATGCCCTCGTTGCGCTCGGCAAGAAGTACCCAATGGGTTGATCAATACTGAACTAGATCTAGAATTCTTCAAACGCAATTTCACTTCGGAGTTTGTGTTAAAAAATGTAGAGAAGATCACATTCTGCGGCGATGATGGTGATCCCATCTATGCACATGATCTGATTGATATCATACAGTATATTAAAAGTATCAAACCTGTAGAGATTGTAATTGTTACCAATGGTAGTCATAAAAAGATCCCATGGTGGATACAACTAGGAAAAACCCTAGACAAAAACGATAGTGTGCATTTTAGCATTGATGGCTATGATAATGTAAGCAACAATCAATATCGAGTCAATAGTGACTATGATAGCATCATTGCCGGATTGCAGGCTCTACGGTCCACAAGTCATTGTCAAATAGTTTGGGCTGCTATTGCATTCAAGTTCAATGAACATAGATTAGACTTTATGCGAGAGTCAGCCAAGGAACTAGGGGTTGACCGGTTCCAACTCACACTCAGCACTAAGTTTGCTAGTGTATATCCTTCTTACGGAGCATTGGATACATTACAACCCAGTGATCGTTTTGTAAGCAGTACACATAGATTTGAACGTGTGATCACCAATCTCTCTGACCGATCAGAAACACCAATTAGTTTAACAAATATCAAACTGTTTCAAGAAACATTATCAATCAACGGAGTGACTCCGTTGTGTAAAATAGGCAACAAGGGTTTATACATTGATGCCCGTGGCAGATTATTCCCCTGCTGCTGGGTAGCAAATCGGTATTCTCACAATCAATCATGGCAACAACAGGCAGAAAAATTCAATCTACATAATCACACATTAGAACACGTATTATCAGATACTTTTTGGACAACAGAATTAGAAACTTATCGTTGGCAGGAATGCCAAACCAAGTGTGCCAGTTCTGTTGTTGATGAAAAATACGCAACTTCATGGTAAAAGGCATAACTATGTGACCTAAGTAATAAAACCGCAACATGACATGGCTATATCAAAACACCCCAGTAGAGACATTGCCCGACTCATGTGTGGGGTTTGTTTACTTGATCACAAATAATCTCACTGGACGCAAATACATAGGCAAAAAACTGGCAAAGTTCTCAAAAACCACTTACAGAACAGTCAAACAAAAAAACGGCATCAAAAAGAAAAAACGGATACGA